GCCGTACTGCTTGCCGATCTTCTTAAGAATAGATGGCAGCTTCTCGTCGTACATCTTGCGCATAGTGTTCTCTAGCTTAGCATCCCCCATGACACCTTCTTTCAGGATCATGTCTTCACCACTAGGCAATGTGATGCCACTAGCGCCTTCATCGATAGCGCGCTTGATAGCTTGCTTAATACCAAAGAACGCCCACTCATCACCTTTCAGTGGAGCGTCAGGTGGCGCATCTCTAAATTTAGACTGCTGATAACGCTTTTGTGCAGCATCATAGATGTCTTTCTTGATGTCTTCTAAGCTCTTTTCTGACGTATCAAAATAAGCTTCAAGCCTACTGTCATCCATCCAAACTAAATCAACAGACCCGTCATCTTTAGTCTGAATAGTTAGAGGCTCTGCAATCAAGTCGCCGTTAGAGTTGCGAACCCCAACCTTAACATCGAAGCCGTCGGTCATAGTTTCTACTTCTGAGTAGATGATGTTGTTTTTACGCTTTAATAAGTCACCAACAATATCATCAGCCTGCATAGATGCTTCTAATGCAGCATTTGCATTCTCTGGAGACCAATAAGCACCTTGCTGACGTGCCTGTTGATGCCAGTCAGACTGTAACTCTTCAAGGTGTACTGAGAATCCGCCATCATCTAACTCACGGTGTGAGCTGCGTAGATGCACCATTGGATTTTCAACACCCGGCCAATGCTGCTCGTGAGCATAAGCATTTGGATTGTACTCACGACCGCGAGCCGGTAACGTGAACACGTCTTCTTTGTAGCTAGTCTTGTCAAGACCGGGATCTGTAATGTGGCTGTACCTAGTTTTATCAGTGCCTTCAACACGACGAAGGTTAATAGCCTGTAAAGCTTCATCTATGCTTGTTGGCGTCAATCTATCTGTGCCGCGTACACGCTGCATCATTGCTTCATTTGCGTCAGCAGCTTGATTAGGAAGTGTTAACGGCTCTCTTCCATTTCTCGTGTGCTGATAGGTTCTAAATAGAGATTGATCAGCTGTAGGCTCAACTTGATAACGGATCCCACTAACAGGCTCAGTAAAGTCTAGCTGCATGAGTGGGTTTTCAAGTGATCTCAGCTCATCTGTCATGCCGAAAGCATCAGCAGGAACAGGCTGCAGTGGTGGTAATGACTCTAGTGGTTTGTACTGCTCTGTCTCGTATCGCTGAAGGCCAATAGGCTCACGCTGTTGATCAAGGTAACGTGCGATATCTTCTTGTGTGACTGAGCCTTGCTGCTGAGCCAACCATCGGTCTAGCCCGGTGTCTTGGATCTCTGCGCGCTTAACACCGGCATTCATACCCATCAGAGCATTCTCGATCTGATTGGCCTGCATCTTGTTCTGGCGCATGTTGAGAATAGCTTCGTCGAGCTTTGAGACTGTGCCAGTTGTGGGATCAGGTTGGGTCTTCTTGATACCCAAGCCGATCAGATCCATTAAGCTATCAATGCGAGACATGACTTATTCCAAATAATAACTACTGGAATTATGCCACCCCTTTCATGCCGCGTCTAATAGGCTCAGCCCAAGCGTTAGAGATGGGTGAGTAGCCTACAGCGAAGTATCGGAAAGCATCAGCGCCGTGTGATGCCCAGTCGTGCTTTGGCCTGCCATTCCAACTCTTGTTGTTCTCGTTGTACTCACGGTGATATTGACGTAAGCAATCGATACCTCGCTCTGTCTTCTCGATATCGAACCAACAGCGTGGAATGATCGATCGTGAGGCCTGTATGCCGTCGTCTACGCCGAGTTTAGGCGCAATGGTGATAGGACGTATGCCGAGGTTGTCTAGCGTCTCTATGCGGCTCTTACCGCTGCCTAGTTCTTTAACCTGTACGTCGTGCGGCAGTATGTGCTCGGAATAGATGTATCCCTTTTCCTGCAGTACTCGTGCGTAATGATCGAGTCCAACACCGTTGTTTTCGTAGAAGTCGATGACGCGTATCTCTGCGCCGGCCACTTGGAAGAACCAGATAGAGGTTGAGTCGCCAATACCAAGGTCCCAACTTGTGATAACACCCAGACTAGGCTCATAAGGCACAAAGCCAATACGGCCGCTAGACTTAGCATCTCGCATCTCAATCGCATAGTACGCACCCTCATTATGCGTCAGGAAGTCGCCTTCCCAGATGTGATCATAAGCCTCTGGCCGCTTCTCTTGGTCCAGTAGGCGCTCTTCATTCAGTACGTCAGGGAACCATGGGTTGTCAGTCCAGTTCAGCTCTACGATCTTGGCGCCGTCAGGCATGTCAGCCCGGAAGCGTTTGTGAGTCGCTGACTCTTTGGACTCAGGGTTCCATGTCACCCAGATCTCTGAGTCGTGCTCACGCACTGTAGGTATCAGCTTCTGCCATGCGGTGTCAGAGACTGTCTCAGCCTCGTCTACCCACGCTAACAAGATACGGGCCTTAGACTTGATTGAGTCGAGGTTGCGGCGTAAGCCTGCGAAGGTGTACGAGATGCGGCCATCTTTCGATCGGATGAACTTCTCACCAATCTCGTAGTAGTCAGCCAACCACTGTACTTCGCTGATCGCAGCCTTGATCTCTTCGAGTGATGAATCTTCAAGAGAGTTCATAAACTCACGGCCGCAGAGTATCTGCCCGGTCTTGCCTGCCATACCCCACTGATAGCCACGAACTGCAGTCATCAACGCAAAGGTACGAGTCTTGCCTGATCCACGGCCACCGTAAGATCCACGGTAGCGAGCTTTACCCTCGAATACAGGGACTAGCTTATTCGGTAACTTCAGCTGAGCTTTCATTGGTGACCCCAACCAATTCAACCACGACTGGTTTCATTGAGCCGTCAGATGATGTTACGTCTTGAGCTACCTTGTCTGAGTAGTCGTGCTTAGTGAGAACGAGCTTAGTGATAGCGGTATTGAACTCACCTGTTAAGCCGTTATTCAGCAGGGTGAACTCTTGCTCAGTGTTGAGTTCAGCTAATATGTGTAAAAACTCGTCATTACTATCTGCCCAGTTGTAGATAGTCTTCTTACTTACACCGATTACCTTAGCCAAACCAACAGCTGATGGCATGACGTGACCAAGGGTCATCCAGTCGCCTGCTATATAGTTCTCAGCCTGCTTGACAATGTCATCAGTGAGCTTTGTGGGCCTACCCATTTTGGGGCTTATCGTCCCCTTATTGGGGCTATCTGCTTGTGCCATGATTCAGCGTCCAAACGTTATGATAGCCCCTAGTTTACTACATTACTTGACGTTGTAATAGTACGGGGTGTTCTTAGAGTTACCACCGAACAAGTCTTGCATCATACCGTCGTGGTTAAAGTCACCAGTGGTGTTAGCTGATGCTGAGAAGTTCATGCCGAAAGTAGCAACGCCACGACCAGTAGCATTAGCAGTCGACTTAGACTCAACAGAGCCGTTGTGGTTAGCAGCTGCAGTACCATTCTCGATGAATGCTGATGCCTGAGCTGATGCGATGATTGCTGCAATAGCGATAATCTTTTTCATGTGTGTATCCTCATGTATATACGTTGTGTATACATATAGTATATTAGAAAACTCTAATAGAAGCAAGTAAAAAGAACCCCGGTGACACTGGTAACTGCTATTGAACCAGTGGCCGGGGCTAAATCCACATAGGAGCGTGGTGAGGTATCAGAGGACATCTGATTTGGTTAGCAACCTTGGTCGTGTACACCCTCGTGGTACAGGTCAGCCCAGTTATTGGCCAACATGTCTTCAGACCATTCCATAGCTTTATGGAGATAGATTGCAGATAGGATACGACCGAACTCACAAGGATCTACGATAGCCATATCGTGATCTTCTTTCTTTAGGTCGCAGATAGCGTCAGACATAACGTCATCGGCAAAGTTATCTTCGTAGGTAAGGCGGTGGATCGCTAGATCACGCAGGTCAGCATCGTACTCACCTGAATCGTAGTAGCTATTCCAAGCGATCTCAGCGCGCTCTTCGTTGTATTGGTTACTCATCGTTTGTGACCTCATCTGAGTCGAGAGCGTAATGCTCAGTCCAAATATCGAATATGCGATGGAAGTATTGTAACTCATCTTGGTTGTACTTTTCCATCTGTCTAAAGCGACGTACAAGGTAAGCCATGTCTGACTTTAAGCGCTCGTAGCTACCGAAAGTCATGTCGCGAGAGAAGTCATCTAGGTTAATCTTTTTCATGGTGTGACCCTTTTAAAGTGGGGGCTAGGCCCCCGTTGAATTAAGCGTAAAGCTCTGCAGCTGATTCGATGTCGTTGCAAGACCAACCATCGTGAACTGCCTGCCATTCTGCAGCGTAAGCCTTGTAGTAAGCCTCTTCTGCCTTAGCCATCTCTTCAAGCTCGATTTGAGCTTCTTGATAACGAGCATCTACAAAGTAGTATTCTTCTGTCCAGTCTTGTTCATTAATTGCGTACATTCTATTTACCTCATCTGTTTTTGTTGTTTAGCCCGTTAGCTGCGAGGTGGGCTAGACCCGCGAAGGTAGCTGATTCTAGTAGTGGTCTTTTTACATCCCACTCGGGTGTGCCTTCGTCTACACCCCCAGACTTTTTGTAAGTATTCCCGCTCTTGAGCTTGTGTCCGTCTGGTCACCAATCACTTGGCTTATACATATAGTAGCAGAAGAGATGACAGTGTCAACACTTTATTTCAAATTAATATGTCAAAAGGTGCGTGGCCCCGGCCAGTCATGCGGAAGTACACAAAGTTTGAGTAGACTGCGTTGATCATTCGTGCATCAAAGAAGTTCATTACGCACCCCACTGGCTGTAAACGTGTAGGCAACCGGCGTTCTGCCACTCACACCAACAGTTATGTTTATCAAGGATGACCGCGAGCTTGTCGTTAACCTCATGGCCGTTATCGAACATCTGGTAACCTTCGTAGTAGTCAGCCCACATCTCGTCGTAGTTTTCTTCAGCTGACAAGACAAAGTAGTCTTTCTCATCGTGATCGTAGACAGGTG